TGCGAACGATTGGGTAGTCAGTAGTCCAAAAGACTTTTCCACCCTTTCCGAGCATGTAAGCGATTTCCTCGGTCTTTGTGGACTCCCACTCGTGAGAGAGGCAATACACATCGACATTGTACTCTTTCAAAAGAGCTAATGGGGAGAAGTCTGGTGCCGCGACCACTTGGTCAACCCAGCGAACAGACTCAAAGATAATCTTCTTCTCGTCCCACGGAAGAACGGCATCCCGTCCTTTGTACTCCCTAAGGAGTTCGTTTGTGTTGAGTGCCAAAATTAAATGGTCACCCTGTGATTTGCACTCCTTCAAGACGAGTGCATGTCCCGCATTATATAGCTCAAATGCGCCTTGCAGAAGTACAGTCTTCATATCTGAAAACATTATAACATACAACTGATTTCTTTTGTGTCAACATTTATCCCCTTTTGACAAGTTCAAGGACAACTGTCTTTTTAGATTTCTTTTTAACCAACTTCATTAAGTCTTTTAAGAATCCTGAATCTAGGATTTCTTGTTTCTCCTCTTTAGTCATAATTATCGTTATTCTCATTTGAACATAGAATGTTGTAAAGTAACATCGACTGGTATATCGACTATTGCCTTTTTACCTACGATTTGACCTACCATGGATGGCCAGACACCAGTTCCAGGGCGTTTATATGCGATATGGGACGCTTTAAGGACAGTACCCTTATGTATCATCGTCTTTGAGACACATGACCTTTTATCATACTTTCTAGTCTCTTGTTCGCACTTAAAGACCTTTTTCTCATTACTTCCCATGAGGTGATGAATGTCGTTGGCCATACAAGTAATCTGTTGTAGTTCTGGTGGGTCAATAGAGAGCCAATGGTCAGCACTTTCTCCTAATGTCTTATCCACAGTAAAGTGCTTCTCAAGAACCTTTGCACCTGCGGCTAGAGCAACGCACGCAGGAAATACTCCTAGAGTGTGGTCACTAATTCCTACTGGATACATTGGAAACTTCTTTTGAAGAACTCCTATAAGATTTAGGTTTGCATCTTCTGATGAAGTTGGGTAACAAAGAGTACAATGAAGAATGATGATTTGGTCGTTACCTTCCTTTTCAATAGTCTGTACCGCCTCTACAATTTCTTCCATTGTTGCCGCACCCGTTGAAAGAAGAATTGGTTTTTGGAATCTAGCAATATGTTGTAGATATGGTAAATGACTCATATCTGAAGAAGCAACCTTAAATGCTTTCATGCCCAATTCATTCAAAAAATCTGCCGCTTCAAATGAGAATGGGGTGGAGAGAAACTCGATATCATTATCCTTACAACATTTCATAAGTGCTGGATAGTGTTTGTATGAGAAGCCACCTATTGCCTTGTAAGCATCATATTGCGATTTCTTATCACTATCTCCATCCCAATTCCAAAACTTTGGTGTACCTTTAACTACAAGTTCATCGGCTGTGTAGGTTTGGAATTTGATTCCTGATGCGCCGCTGGAAGCGGCTTGCCTAATAAGTTCCTTTGCCCTATCTAAAGATGAATTATGATTTACGCCCGCTTCCGCCAAAATAAACGGCTTCTGTCCCTCACCTATTTTTCTCTTTCCAATTGTTATATTTTTCATGTTATTGAGATAAAGCCCGACGGTAATCCACATCGGTATGAATATCTATACTTTTATCAACTATTAATACTTTAGGAAATGGCTTATATGGGTCACCGTACACTTTTAATTTTTCAACATTAACCGCCCACACACTTCCATAGATATTGTAATCAAGGTCACATGTCATTACTTCATCAATACCCCGTTCCATTAAACTCTTAATAAGAATAATGATATTAGCTTCAACTGTAGGACTATTGGCCTGTACAGCAATAATATTATCTATATCTCCCATGAATTGAAGGGCATGTTGATAAACGGGTATATTTGGGGTATCTCCACAAAGTTCTTCTCCACGCTTAATCCCAATAGCACCGACCTTCGTGGCTTCATCTAATATCCAATCACTGTCAGATGATACATAGACTTTATTAAAAATACGCAAACACTTCTTGACGTTTACTAAAAACATCATTTGACCTTTGAAGTCCCTAGTATTCTTTTGTGGAAGTCGATTTGATTTCGATTTCGCTAAAATTAAAGCTACTGATTTGTTCATTCTAGTTCTGGGTATTTACCTTTAATAAACATTCTTGCGGGAGGGTGACAATGATTCTTCTGTGTCGGGTCATGCCACTTGTCCCCATAGGCGAACAATAGATAATCTTCGATTGGACTTGGTACGTTTACTTTCCAATTTTTGAACTTAATCTTTTCTAACTTCTTGAATACAGTCGGGATATAAAGCCACTCACCAACAGGACTTCTTAAACATGACCATCTATTACCGTAGTCTATGAAAGAAAAGAAAGAAAACTTTATAGTCTTTTCAGCATCAAGGACTGTCCCTTCATTATGAACTTTATACCCTAACTCTTTTAGGGTCAGTTCTAGTTCATCCTGCCAAACATCATCTCGACCATAGACACCAATGCCGAGCGAGTTCTTTGGAAACTTATTGTCTCTATAGGCGAAAAGTGCCGCACCGCCCATTAAGAACCATTCTCGATTGCCTAAGACTTTACTAACCTCTTGAAACTCTTTTATTTTTTTATCTTCTTTTGACATTTCTTTATTTTATCTCCCAACTTCTCTAGCATCGCATAAGCATTATCGAAACTGATTCCTAGTTGTGAGATAAGGTCAGTTAAGTATCGCTTGCCGTCCATACTAAAGAATAACTTATCAATTTGAAGGTTCATTAGTCTATCTTGTGCTTGGATGCCATACTTGCTTCGCATGACCACCCCCTTAATCTTTAACTTCGGAATATAGTCTTTCTCGTAAATCTCAATAGCACGAAGTATTACCCTTTGGACTTCTTTCAACTTTTCGTCCTTGATTATCTCTGGCCTATCATCTGATGTGTGATATTCGGGGTACGGAACACGGGAAATGAAGACTCCTGGAATACCGACCTTTGGGTCATTGAAGTAATACTCATCAGAACCAAGAACATACCTAAACTCACCTTTCCTAAAGTCTGCACCCTGTGAGATAGTCGCTTGGTGCATACAGGCATTTATCCTTGCTGTTTTATCATAGGCATTTTGAATCGTGAGGATGTTGTCATTACCAACCGCATCTAGTGCGATTACAAAGTCTACCTTCGAGATGTCCTGTGTCTCAGCATAAGCGATTGAACCGATGGTTTCAGGACAGAATATTATCTTAATCGTATGCTCAAACCTATTTTTAAGGAACTTAGTAAGGTCTATAAGAGTGGCTACGCCAGATAGGTTGTCGTTAGCTTGATATGGGTGGTCTAAATGAGCAAATAACAGAACTTCCCTATCTGTTTTGCCTATTATAGTATGCACACCTATTTTCATAGTTCCTTGTCTAAATTCTGAATCAATAAAGACTTCATAATCACCTTCTTTTAGTTCTGGTATTCTATTCTTTGGAATCGAAAACCCCCAATCTCTTTCATAGAAGTAACTGGTGTATTCAAAAGCATCTGGTCTTTCATCTGATGTGAATAGTCGTGTCTTAAACTCCTCTAGTTTCATAGTCTTATTAACTGGTATCGAATATACAGAAAGACAAAGCGGGTCTTTCTTGTAATCCAGTATTTTCTTACCATCAAACTTTACCCAAGCATCTTTGACTACCCATTCTGGTGGTACAGTCCAATCACCCACTTTCTTTCCTGAATCAATCTTGATAATTGATAAAGGAATCAACATCTTGATGTACTCAAGTGCGGAATCATAACCACTACTTATAAGTTGTCTATCAAATGCAAAAAGGTCGGAAATAATCTGTTTCATATATTTTCTATTAAACTAATAACATCATATACAACTCCACCATTTTCTAACCCACCATCTCCAATAACTTCTTTAATTCTTTCATCGTGTAAGTGGTCAGGATTTTCTATTGCAAAGTAAATCGCCTTATTCAAGTCCTTGATATTCTTTACAACTGTCGTGGCTGTTGAAAATGGTTTCTTGTATTCCTTGTACTTATCATCTCCCCCTGCTGAACGGGGAATCCAAAAATCTACAGATACAACTGGAATATCAAGCGATTCTGCTAGCAACTCAAAAGTAGCATCTGAAAGTGAGACAACGATATCTGCCCTTGATAGAACATCAGCAACAATGCTCATGTGGTCAGGAGACTGTCTATCAGATGAAATGGGATTGTCATAAAGGTCATCATTCTGTACACCTTTCAAGGTCTTGGTAATGATATTCACGCCTTTCAACTTCCTTAACTCGTCTGCAATAATCAGGTTCTCCTCAATATCCTGTTCCCAATGGTCTGGGGAAAAGACTACATTGATTTCTTTGTGTCCTACTCTAGGTTTAAGATGTTTGAATAAAGGACACCCTATAATCCGTATATTCTTTTCTGGCACACCCACTTCCATAATCCTTTTCTTATCATTCTCCCCCCATACACATACGAGGTCTGATTCCAACTGTTCATTAAATGGTGGATAGATTCGTGAGACTGCACGTCTACCATGTTGAAAGAGAATTACTTTCTTCTTGTATTTATGAGCACGCCTAACCACTTCTCTCCAACCACCATTCTCCATCTCACACCACGTCAATATCAAATCCGCTTTCTTAAAGTTATCTTGATTTCCATCATTTGCAAGAATCGTATGGCCACGAAGAATTAACTCCGATTCAAGGTCATTGAGAACACCATTCCAATTTTGGATTAAAATCTTTTTAGTTTTCATATATTTTGAAACGGAGACTTCAAAGACTTCTCACGATTATTACAATTATGACATTCCCACACTTTACATACTCTATAAAATGGTCTATTAATCTTTGTCTTTGCAATCTCTAATGCCTCTTTCTCATCTTTAGCGGTATTTATATCAACCAAAACAACACCAAGAAGTGCCTGACCTTCTTGTTTATCATATGCTTGAACTTCATAGTGAAATATTTTTTCAGTTTTCATTGATGCGAACAGTTAGTTATTAAGACTGATTAAGTACGGTTGGCGCACCTTTTTTAGTTGGTAACTGGCACGCTAATTCCCAATTCAACCCAATCTTTTCAATGGAACGATTCTCACGAACCCATTTACTCTGTTCCATTTGAAGTTTCTCTCTAAATGGTTTATCTACAATAAGTTTCTCTAGTTTTGCAACCCAATCTTTAACCGTATTCTTTGCCCTATAACTAACTTCATCACTATAAGGCAAAACATCAGAAGATAGTGTACATGTTCCTGTCGCCGCATATTCGTACATCTTGATACAGCTCTTACCATGATTGAACTCATTATCTACAAGTGGTGCGATACCTATATCAAAGTCTAGTGAGGCAAGTATCATTGGGTGTATCTCTGGTGGCATAAATGGCTTATGAATCAATCGGATATTCTTAAACTTATCATAAGTCTCAAGCATAGACTTCAAGACTTCTTCCTTCTCTGGTTGGAGATTATTCTGTAGAATCTTACGCACATTATAGATAGCGGCTTCAAATGGTTCTGCCGTAAGTCCGTAGAGATAGAAGAATACATTAGGATATTTCTGTGAAAGAATCTCCATAGCATCTACTGCAATCGCCATGTCATCATAATGAGAAGAAGCGGCCATATAGCCTACGAACACATCATCACCCCTAGCAACTCTTGGTCTTTCTTTATAATCCTCAAAATTGATTGCATTAGGACAAATAAATACTGGTTTACCTTTGCATAGTTTCTTAACCTTCTTAGCAAGAATCGGCGAGGGGGTCGTGATTGCGTCCGCTTCCCTTATCATTCCCTCGTATTGGTCTTTGTAGACAGATGAAACTAGAACTGATGGGTTATTCTTCTCTACTGCCCATAAGTCATCATCAAAGTCCCAGACCACTCTTTTACCAGCTTTCTTAAATGCTTTCATATCCTCAATAGGATTAAAAGCGTCAGGATAAGTACGCCCAAAGATAACTACATCAGGCCATTCAAGTATTTCTTTTGAAGGTCTCTCCTTACCGATAGCAAACTGTTTAACAGTGTGTCCACGAAGCATTAAAGATTCTGTTGGAGACTTTACACGATGAAACCAAATCCCAGAGTTCCATGGTGTTGCATTATCAAGCATATAGGCTACGCGCATTGTATTATTTTTGATTAAGTAACCATTGATAAAATAGAGTAGTTTCTTTTTCCTTAGAGATTGCATCAGTCAATTCCTTTCTTCGACCTTCATGTTTTCTTTCAACAATAGAAAGAGTAATCCATTCCTTTAGGATTTTATCTATCTCCATATCTAATCTACACTTTTTAATAAACCCTCTTAAGGCCTTCTTTCTGTAATACCATTTAATTAAAGTTTTCATTATGTTATTTGCAAATGCTGTTTGGAAAGTTTCATTTGCATGACTTCCCAAACAAACAACATTATTACTAATGTACTACTATTCTAACACACTACTATCCAATCGTACCATTTGTCGCAACCTTACCCGTGACACAGATACCTCTTGAAGCGGCCTTGGTGACAACTGTTGCACCATAGACTGTCCAAGTGATGAAGTTAGAACCAATCTTGTCCTCACACTTCCTAATTTCCATAGCTGGAGCACGGAGCAACCCAACATCAATCTGACCCTTGCGTCCGAAGTAGATAGAACGGCTATTTGCCGCCTTATTTGTACCTGCGGAAAGTGTCGTATTGATTGCTGATAATGCGCCCGAAGGAAGGTTATTAGAGATATAGACTTGGAAACCCAAGAAATCTCCTGCATAACCATTCCTCAAAGTTGCATCGGCGACATTGAAACCTACAGATGAGGTCTTTATATCAATGTACGAAGCAATCGTCGGGGTCACAATCGCACACCAATCACCCGCTTCCTCCACGTTGTTCGTGCGGAGAATCTTTCGAGCATTAGCAAACAAGTTGATGATGTTTGCTGATGTTGCGGAAATAGGCATGTTTGCCGTTCCACCCTGCATTTCCAAAGCTGACACGCCAACCTTGGTAAAGTTAAGGACTTTGTTCAAAGCGAACTTGTCGATAGCATTACCCAACTGGTAAGCGGCGTTTGGTGCCAATGCGGCGGCCTGGTCAACCGTAACTGTCAATGTGCGTGGGTCGTCAACATAGAACGTGACATGCTTATACGTCGATAGATTAAGCGTGTCAAA